CACCTTCATCTTCAACATCTTCCTCGTCTACTTCCTCTGAACTATTGTCCTCAACGGGTTTATTATTTTCTAATGTAGAATCATCTACATTTGTGTCATCATCATTTTCTTCTTCATCAGTATAGTTATCTTCAGGAATAGCAAAATTAAAATTTAATTCTTGATTTCCTTCAAATAAACCCATACCTAATTCATTATCGTCTTCCATTCGATTATTTATTATTGTTATATTTTATTCTAAGTTTTGCAAATATAGTAAATTGTATAAGCGAAAACAACTAATAACTTAAAAATTATTAGTTGTTTGAAATTCGCCCATAGCGTTTATGTTGTGGATTTTTTCTTAATTCTAGAAATTTGATTGGACTCTTTCTTTAATTCCACATTATCAGCATGCTTAATCATGTCTTGGTTTAAAGCTTTTAATTTAAGATTGTAATCATTTCTAGCTTTATTTATATCAAACTGAAACTTTTCTCTTTCTAAAGGATCGTCAATACCATCATCAACAATACCATCGTCACCGACCTCATTACCTAACTCTGCAATATAACGTTTAGTTTCATTATCTCTTTGATTCTTTAAATCATCAAGTTGAAGTTTTTGTTGTTCTAATTGTATTTGTGCAGCGTTAGCTTTCTGTTGAGTTTTATTAGCTTCTTGAGCTTGTTGAGATGCATTTTGTTGCATTTGTTCTTCAGCAATTTCTAACTTACGTCTCATATCCATTAATGAAGGGCTGAAATAAATATCCATAATTGTAGTCATTGAACCACCATTTTGAATGAATGCTTGAGCGTATTGTTTGATAGCTTGTTCAAGTTCAATTATCTTAGGAGTATTGGATACTAGTAATCCATAATCAGATTCTGCAAATGTTTCACCTTCCATATTAAGAACTTCAATAGTTTGGTCATCTAATATATATTGAACCTTTCTATTCTCAACATCTTTTAATGCTATCTTAGCAGTTTCTAAGAATGCTTCTAACACTCTAATCTTAACAGCTTCGTGTTGCATAAACCAATATTCAGTAATATGACTTGATTGATTCACAGATCTTTCAACACCACCAACAGTTTCTCTATTAGAAATTTGACCTTCACGTTGTCTTGATACACCGCAAAGCTCACCCATTTCCATTTTAATGAATTCAAGTAATTGAATATGTTGTTGTATATAAGCACCTGTTTCCATATCAATAACAGACTGTCCTTGATTTTGCATATTACCCGCAAGTTTACCAGTAGACATGCCATGTTGACCTTCTTTAAATGAATCTACTACTGCAATCTTATTTACTACTGCAAAATGCATCCATTTTTCAATTTCCCAATTAGCTGGAACTTGTGCTAAATCTAAACGCATTATTCGACCATAATTGGAAGCAATAGCCTTATTGAGTCTATCAAACATTGCGTCATACATATACTGAAAATTCTTAGCTCTATCTACTAAAGATATTGCTTTACCTTGATTAGTATTGTATATTTGACCAATAACACCTAAATGACCTCTTGATGGATTATTAGCTTTTACATATTGAACTTGAAGAGGTCTCATTTTAAGATAAATATCTTTACCTAATTTAACACCTTCCCAACCTTCAGATACCCAAAAGTCTGTAGATTCTTCACCTAAATTTTTGTCAGGTCTATATTCTTCAGATTCAAATCTAAATTGCTCCTCACCGTATTCATCATAGAATTTAATCTTTTTAACTTTACGTAAAGATTTCCATCTAACTTTTAATTCTCTAATATTACCATTTTCATCAGTATAATTAGTATTAAAATAATGACCATTTAATTCAGCCATTTGAGATACACTGTCAAACATTCCTGCAGAATCTGTTCTATCTCTAAATAAAGTATGATTGTCGTAATCTTCAGAATATGTACCTTTATTAGATTTTGTTGTGTATTCTAATAAATAATCAATTTCTTCAGGTTTAAGTTCGTCATAATATTCATCAACTAATTGATTAGGTGATTTGTGGTCTTCCATTATAATAATGTCAGCATCTTCAAACCTATTAGAATTACCAGTTCTTACAGCATGAACCTTTAAAGGATTTAATCTTTCAAAAGTAGGTTCCCCATGAGATATGTCAACTAAGTATATTTCTTCTGCAACAAGTAAAGCATCTTTAAAACCATCTGTGAATTTTTGAGAAAAGTTTAACTCTTGCCAATAATGTCTAAGGATTTGATTAGCCATTTTTTCACGAAGATCTTGCCAGGAGTATTTCATATACTTACCTAACTCATCCATTTTTTGTTTCAGTTCATCTTCTTGATAATTAGCTTCTAACATTTGACTAAGTTTTTGAAATAAGAATTGCTTTTTATCATCTTCTTTCTTAGTGATTGCGTCAGGATTGGTTACAATAACAGACCAGTCAAATCTGCGTTTAATTTCTTCACCAACTAATAAGTCAATTTTAGGAACAATAATTGGAATATGTGGAATTTGTTGAGGTACATAACTAGCTTCTAAATGATGTGGATTAACAACTTCTGTTAAATCTTGTATATCTAAAATACCATTATAAAGATTATAATTGATAACTTTATTTTTAAATGTACGTCTTACTCCATCATCATGATAGAATGAATGTTTATCGCTATAGTCCAGATTATCTTTTCTCCAGTCTTTATCTTTCTTATTATATGGTAATCTTTGTCGAGGTTGTTGAACTCGTAAATTTCGTACTTCCATTTATCTAAATTTATTTAACTTTACAATATACAACATTTTAATTTTAATTCAAAGTTATTTATCATATATTAATAGTGTATTTGTTTTCCGTTCATAGCGTTTGGTTTATTAAAGTTTCTATTAAAAAATTTATCATTTGCTAGAGTTTCAACTTGTTTATCTTTATTAGCTATTGCAGATTGTGTTCTTTTATATCTATCTTCTCGAAGTATAAATAACATACCACCTGCAGACACTCTATCAAAGTTACCGTCAGAATTCCATTTAATACATTCTTCAATATATGCTAAACCTCTCATCGTGTGTAATTTTAATTTTCCAGGATTTTCTTCATCTTCTAAAGAAGTATTCATCCAATCAGCTTGTAACTTTCTACCCCATTTATTTACTTCAGCATTTGCATGGGTTCCTTTACTAGAATTTCCAAATCCCATATCTTTAGTCATTTGCATGTCTTTAAGAATTTGAGGTGTATCACATAATCTAAATAAAGCATTTTTTTTATCGAAGTAACTAAATAAACCTTTTAAGTTTTTTTCATAATTAGCTACTGCATTATAGAACTCTAACAATCTTAATGCGATCTCATAAGCTTCTTCTGCTAATCTAGGTCTTCCAGAAAATTCCGCTACAATTCGATCTGTAAACAAATCCATAACTTTAATTGAAAATAGCGAAGTGCCTGAATCTGCATCAATGGGGTCAATCCCCGCAATGTATCTTCCGTGAGCTATTTCACCATTTGCATTTTCTGAAGGCATTTCAAATATCTCTAAACATCCTTCACGATTAGCATTATCTTTATCATAACTTCTTAATGGAAATTTATCATTATTTAATCTCCATTTAAGTTTACCATCACCAGTTCTAACTAATTCTCCAACATAGTGTTCTGCTAAGAAAGATTCTTTTCTAACCATTATAGTTTCTAAATAATCTTTAAGATCTGATACTGGAAACACAGTTCCTTCAGTACGCATAATAGCGTCTTGTGGAGTTAAAGGTTCTTCAGCTTTCTTTTGAGTAATTGCAGATGGATCTGTGGAACTATATTTAACTAAATGTCTGTCTAATAATATTTCAATTAAAGCTTTAATAATATCAGGTTCTCCTATTTCCTCATCGTAACAATTTTTACGATTCATATAACCTCCCCAAAAGAATCCACACAATGTATCACCGTTTGAATTTTTATCAAATACATTTGGAATACCATAAATATTATATGCTCCAGGACTATAAAATAGTTTTTCAGATCCTTCAAATGAACCTCCTTCAACCCCTCCTGTACCTGCAGCAATCATAAATCCAAATGTGGTATTACCATCTTCAACAGCTTTTCTATTAACGTTCCAAGCTTTTTCTAAATTATTAAATAAACCATCTTCTTCATAATGAATAAGTGGTCCACGAATACCCCTAGCTTTATCAGGATTATCCTTTAATGATATACCGTGCACTGAAGCTAAATTACCTTTACGTACACCATACTCATCTTTAAACCCCAATTGTATTTCTAATGTACTACCTGCTCTATCTACAACTCTCATTCTCTCAAGTGGTGTTGTTTCTGCAATCCAGTCTAAGCAATCTACAATCTTACCCCAAATACCTTTATCTCCAGATAAAAAACCTTTGTCTGAAGCTAAATGAAAATTAGGATTACCTGAGCCTGAATATACATACATATTGCGAGGACTCCAAGACGCTGCCTTAAAGCTCATGCCGCAACCCCTCGTCTTTAAAAGTTTACCGTGCTTACCTCTACGTTTACACTGCTCAACATAATGATGAAACAAATAATCTCCTAACCAGGGTTTACCAAACTTACGAACACGTTCTCCTTGCGATTTAACACCATCAGATTGTGTACCTGCTTGCTCTACTAGCCAAATTGGAGAATAATTCCAATAAAAATATAATTCTCCAGGAATCCATTCTCCATCACTAGGTCTAACTAAACCATATTTCCATCTATGAAGCTCTTGTTTCCAAAATGTACCATATTCTGATTTAGGATTTGGATTGGGAGTAAGATTTGTATATTTACCGTGTTTTTCAAAGAATAAAGCTTTCTCTCTAAAAAAATCCATATCTTCTAATATATGTGGATTAGTTAAATCAACTTCTATTCTACCATCATCATAATCTTTAGACCTTGGTTTATCTTTAGCATAACCTCGAATATCTTCTGTTGTAATTAAATTTTTAATAAAAGTAATTGAACTTAATATGTCTATTAGTTCTAACCATACTTCTCTTGGAAGTTTATTTTTAACTTCTTCATTTAGTACAGTCTGGAATCCATTCATTTTATATAAAGTTTCTATTCCCTCCATTCTGTCTCATTAAGTAATATAGCTTCAGTGCTTAGTATAGTTTTAGCTACAGACACAGCATTAAGTAATGCACATCTTGTAACTTTAAGTGGGTCTATAATATTTTGTTTAAACATATCATTCATTACAGGAATACAAATACCGTTTTTACAGATTGTATCATATGGTGAAAGTAAACTTTTCATTATAAAATGATAAGATGTTGTTTCATCATATTTTATATCATAAACGTCTTGAATACTGTGATATAAAGCTAATCCTGCCCCTTGTACAATACCTTCTTCTAACGCACAAGCTACTGCTTTAACTGCATCATCATATCTATCAAAACGTTCTTTCATTTCAAGTTCTGATTTACCACCAACTTTAATAATAGATATTTTACCTTTTAGATATTCAATTCTTTGTTTAATTAAATCTTTATCATGTTCTGTTAATTCAGTATTTTTAGAAAGTATTTGTAAATCTAATAATTTATCATAAATATCAATATTACCATCTTTAACTAAAATACTATTATTCTTAGATATTTTACAAGATTGTAATTTACCAAGAACATCTGTGTTATAAGATTTAGATAAATCTGTAATAAACTTACTTCCTGTAAAGTCACATAGATCTTGTAATAGGTCTTTGCGGTGTTTAGAAAAGCCTGGTGACTTAATAACACATATAGGTAATGATTGTGATAGAACAAAAGTTTCGAGCTTTCTAAGAGCCTGTTCGTGAATATCCTCAACAATTATTAATAATGAATTATTAGGTTGTTGTGTTAATTCTAATATACTTCTAAAGTTTTCTAACTTTTCTAACTTACCATCAATAATTAAAGTATTAACATTTGTAAATTCACAAACACCTTTAGATTGATTTGTAATAAAATGTTTAGAAAAGTAACTTACTGGAAGTGACATTCCAGGTAAAGTATCTAATACATCTTCTGTATTAGAAGATTCTTCGATCTTAACTATATCAGAATGGTTATAAGCTTGTTGAATAAGTTCACCAATCTGTAAATCATTATTAGCAGATATGCTAGCAACATGTTTAATATCTTCATGTTTTAATTCTCGTGAATTAAGTTTTAGTTGTTCAATGACTTTAGGTATGATTTCATCAAAAGCTTTATTAATATCTACACTATTAAAGTCTTTTAGATTATTAACAAATGCAGTAGTTAATACTGTTGCAGTAGTTGTACCATCCCCAGCATTTTCTACAGTCTTCTCAGCAGCTTGCTTAGCTAATTGAGCGCCAATGTTTTCAATTGGATCTTTAAAAAAAATCTCCCTTGCAACTGATACACCATCTTTGGTAACTTTATATTTACCAGTTTTTCTATCAGGTATAATAACATTTTTACCATTTGGACCAAGTGTTGAGGAAACTGCCTGATTTAATTTATTAATACCTAATATTAATTTTTCACGTCCTTCTTTGTTAAAATAAATTTCTTCCATATTATTCAAATTTTAGAGAACCTTCAAACATCCCCATTTGTTGTTGACCTTTCATTCTACCTTCAGTTTCTACTTTCTCTTTAATCAATTCTTTCTCTGCAGCTTTTAGATCTTGCATTACAACTTTAAT